ATGAGCCGACGTTACCCGAGGAATATCCAGAAGCAGATCGCCGCCGCCAATGAACTGGAGGCGCAGCTGGCCCAGCCCGGCCCGGACCCCGCAGCGGCACCCGCTCCCGAGGTGGAGCCGGTGCCAGCGGTGGCGCCCGCGGACGAGCCGGCCGCCGAGGCGGCACTGCCGGACCCGGGCTCCACGCCGGACTACTGGCACGCGCGCTTCCGCACCACGGAGGGCGTGCTGCGCAAGGAGCGCGAGGAGCGCGCGCGCGAGCAGCAGGACCAGGCGGCGCAACTGCAGCAGATGCAGCGGCAACTGGCCGGCCTGCAGGGGCAGATCGACGCCGGCCGCGATCCGCTGGCGGGCCTGGACCTGGCACAGCACTTCAGCGCCGAGCAGATCGAGCACTACGGCGAGGACCACCTGCGGGCGGTGCTGCGCGCCGCGCAGCGCACGCTGCAGCCGCAGCTCCAGAACGCGATGGAGTCCTCGCTGGCGCCGCTGCGCCAGGAGCTGGAGGACACCCGCGAGCGCGTGGCGCAGACGCAGCGCAGCCAGCAGCAGGGCGCCTATGACGGCTTCATCGCCGAACTGGCGCGGCAGGTGCCGGAATGGGAGCAGGTCAATGCCGACCCGCGCTTCCTGGCCTACCTGGCGGAACACGACGAGGCCACCGGCGAAGAGCGCCAGGCCCTGCTGTACCGCCTGGAGCAGCGCCGCGATGCCGGCCGCGTGGCCCGCGTCTTCCGCGACTACCTGCGCGGCCAGGGCGCCCGCCCCGGTGTGCGCGACCCGAGCAAGCGCCTGCTGCCGGACGGCTCGCCCGACGGCGGCAACCCGCCGCCCGATCCGCGCCCCGCCATGAGCCAGGCGCAGATCCGCCAGTTCCAGGCCGACGTGGCGCGGGGCCGCTACCGTGGCCGCGCGCAGGAGCAGGCCGCGATGCAGCAGCGCATCGACGAGGCGTACATGGCCGGCAGGATCGCCTGAAGGTCCATCCCATCCGTTCGCCCTGAGCGTGTCGAAGGGTGAACGGATGCCCGGCCGGCCGTCACGGCGGTCTGCTCGTGCTTCGACAAGCTCAGCACGAACGGACCGCCAGGGGCGCCTAGCCCATCGAGTTTCAATACCCAACCCATACAAGGACCAACACACATGGCAAACATGCCGATCTCGGGCACCTACCCGAATCTTTCCGCCAACGGCGCGGGCACGTCGAAGTACATCCCGACGCTGTTCTCGCAGAAGGCCACCGTCAAGCACTACGACATGACCGTCTGCGGCGAGATCACCAGCAACGACTGGGAGGGTGAAGTCACCCGCCTGGGCGACAAGGTGATCATCCGCCGCACGCCGGACGTCTCGGTGGGCGACTACCAGAAGAACCTGGACATCGCCTACGAGACGCCGGAGGAGAGCGCCACCGAGCTGGAGCTCAACCGCGGCAAGTACTACGCCGTGGTGCTGGACGACGTCGACCGCATCCAGAGCGACATGGGCCTGATGGACATGTACGCCGAGGACGCCGCCGAGCAGGTCGTCCTCAAGCAGGACGCGGAGTTCCTGTCCGACATCATCCTGGACATCCACGCCGACAACCAGGGCGCCAGCGCCGGCAAGAAGTCCGGCGCCATCGACCTGGGCGCCGTCGGCGCGCCGGTGGTGATCGACGCCGACAACGCCATCAAGTTCCTGATGCGCATGAACCAGGCGCTGACCGAGCAGGGCGTCTCCAAGGTCGGCCGCTGGGTCGTGCTGCCGGCCTGGTTCTGCACCATCCTGAAGAACACGGACGTGAAGTCGGCGCTCATCACCGGCGACGCCGAGGGCACGCTGCGCAACGGCCGCCTGGGCACCATCGACGGCCTGACGATCTACGAGTCCAACCAGCTCGCCGACTACACCGACGCGGCGCTGAACGTCACCCCCATCGTCGCCGGCCACAAGGACGGAGTGACCTGGGCCAACCAGTTCATCAACGCCGAGGTCATCCGCCTGCAGACCAAGTTCGCTTCCGCCATCCGCGGCCTGGCGGTCTACGGCTACAAGGTGGTGGAGCCGCGCTACCTGGCCCTGGGCCGCGTCACGCCGGACCTGTCGGCACTGTAAGCCCGCTGTAAATCCCCTCTCCCGCAAGCGGGAGAGGGGCAGGGGAGAGGGTGTCTGTAACTCTCTCATCCTGCGCAGTATTGAATCCATCAACCCAAGGAACCCAAATGAACTGCAAGGAAAAGCTCGCCAAGCCGGTGAACCCCTACACCCAACCCGGCGCCACGCCGGACGGCACGCGCAAGAAGGGCGGTGGCCGCAAGGCCTGGTGCGAGACCGGCTCGCACCAGAAGAAGTAAGCGGTACAGCGGTAACGAGGCCCCGGGAAGCCGGGGCTTTTTTCTTGGGCTTTCTACAAGACCTCACCATGCCTCAAGACAACAAGGCTCCAACCCGCCTTCAAGGTGTTGGCGTATCCGGCCTGGCAGGCGTGCAGCGCGGCCTTTCCGCGGATTTGTTTGGCCTGCCGGTGGATACCGTGGCCAATGTTGCGGACCTGGGTCTGGCGGGGTACGGCACGGCCGTAGGCCTGATGGGCCGGCAGGACCTCATGCCTGATCTGCTGGATCGTTCGCAGGTCATTGGTAGCGGAGATTGGATCGCCCGCCAGCTGTCGCGGACCGGTGCCTTGATGGGGCCGGTGGACTCGGGTTCCGGGGCGGATCGGGCAGCATTCGCCTTCGGTCGGGGTGGATCGGCTGCAATCTTCGGCCTGCGCGATGGCTCACGCCAAGCGGTCGAGGAGGGTCTGCGTGGCGGAATCTCGATGTTGGCTGCGGAGAATGCTGGAGCTTCTACGGGCAATCCAGCACTGGCAGCCTCGGCGGCACTCCTTGTCGGAAGCGGGTGGCGAATTCCCAATGACATCACTCGATCCGCAAGGAAAGAAGACGGGAGCGCGCCAGACTTGCGGAGCTCGGTGAAAGGTGAATTGGACTGGCAACGGTTCATTGCCGACACCTTGGCACGCGTGCTGCCGGATGCCAGGAAGCTGCAGTGCCCTCCAAAAAGACCGAATCACGCTTTTGGAGCGGGCGACCCCGCTTCCCGCATGGAACTTTCTAGGCTAAAGGCCAAAAGGCATCAACGCCCGGACAACAACACGATGCTCAACTCGGAAGAATATCGATCCTACCGAGCGGGCATGGACGAATTTGGACTGCCGCGTGATCTCCCTGTCAGGAGGGGGTTGGGGGAGAATCCTTTTTACGGAAAGACCTTTCCTGACATAGACCAGCTTCTGACGGGGCGCGATTTCTCGAAGAAGGGGCTTGATCCATCGGCAGGGATTGGATCTTATTTTCATCCGAAGAGCGGCCGGAAGTACTATTTGGATGGGGGGCAGAAATACGGCAAGATTTATGAACTTCCCCACGTTGATGTCCATCGTATGAAAGACGGGCTAAACTCGAAGAAGGAAAAGAGAAAGTTTCCTCTCGGGGACGAATTGATCCGGAAGTAAAATGAGGAAGACATGTTGAGCTTCGAATTCGCGGGCAACGAAACACTTCACGTCCATGGTGACCGGAAGAGCCTTCTCGAGTTGGCGGATATTCTGATCCACCTGGCAAAGAGCGAAGAACCCGATCATGTGCACCTGATGAGCCCGGAATGGGGAGGCACCACCCTGTCCGATAAGCCTCAGGGGCTCGACACTAGATCGTTCAAGCACGTGAAGGTATGCATCTGGCCGGACGAGGATAAATAGCCCGCCCCCAGCCCGGCCTACATCAACAAGCTGCACCCTAAGCCCGCCACTTGGCGGGCTTTTTCGTTTCCGCTGTTCTTTTTCTCACCCAGGAGTCCCCATGCCCAAGTACCTGATCCGCGCCGACGGCGCGGTATACCCCTATAGCGCGCGCCTGGCGGCCAGTGCGCGCTTCAAGACCGTGGAAGAGCTGCCCGCGGACCATGTCGACAACATCGCCCTCGCACGCGAGCGTGCGCAGGTGCGCGCGGCCGCGGCAGCCGGCATGCGCGAGCAGCAGGACCAGCGGCAGGCGCGGCGCCAGCGCGACACGCTCAAGCTCCGAAAGCGCCTGGCGGCGGTTCCGGCCGTGGATGCGGCCGCGGCGGCGGAAGCGCAGCGCCAGGCCGATGCCTTCGGCGGCAAGGAGCACTGAGCCATGGGAACCATTGCCTGCTCCCGCGTGCTGCAGCGCGCCGCGCGCACGCTGTTCGACGAGACCGGCGTGCGCTGGTCGCCCACGGAGCTGCTGGACTACCTCAATGCCGGCATCAGCGCCATCGTGGCCGCCAAGCCGGACGTGGCGGCCACGGCGGAGGCCTTCGAGCTGGTGCCCGGCACGCGCCAGGACCTGCCGGCGGATTTCGTCCAGTTCCTGGGCCTGGTGCGCAACCTGGGCGCGGACGGCCAGACGCCGGGCCGCGCCATCCGCCAGGTGGAGCGCAACGAGCTGGACCACAGCTACCCGGACTGGCACGGGTCCAGCGGCGATGCCGTGCTGCACTACTGCCACGACAAGCGCCTGCCGCGCCTGTTCTACGTGTTCCCGGCCGCGGAGGGCTGGGTGGAGTTGCAGGGCGTCAAGGCGCTGCCCGCGGTGACCGATGCGGCGCAGACGCTGCCTCTGGACGATCTCTACGAGAACCCGCTGCACAACTGGGTGGTGGCCTATGCCTACGCCAAGAGCAGCAAGTCCGGCGACATGAACCGCTCCGGCGCCTACATGACGCTGTTCGCCAATGCGCTGGGGCTGAAGTCCCAGTTGCAGTTCTCCTTTGCGCCCACCGATCCGGACGTGGCGGCCCGCACGGGCGAGGATGCCTGATGGCCGCGCTCGACTCGCTGCTGCCGTTGTGCCGGCGGCAGGCGCCCGGCTGCCCGGATTTCCTGCTGCGGGAGGCGCTGCGCCACGCCGCGCGCGAGTTCTGCCGCGACAGCTGGTTTGCGCGGCGCACGCTGGAGCTGGCGCTGGAGGCGGGCGTAAGCCACTACGACCTGGTGCCGGAGGACGGCGCGGAGGAGATCATCGGCGCGGACGCGGTGGAGTACCGCGGCCAGCCGCTGCAGCCGGCGGACCCGCGCCTGCTGCCGCAGCGGCCGGGGCGGCCCAGTGCCTTCCTGTGGCTGCCGCCGGCCACGCTGGAGCTGGTGCCGTATCCGCCGGAGGACGCGGACGATCTCTCCGAGCCCGCATGGGTTTCGGTGATCGTGCAGCCGGCGCCGGAGGCCGACAGCGTGGGTGACGATATCGTGCGCCAGTACGACCACGCGCTGGCGGACGGCGCGCTGGCACGCGTCTGCGCGCTGGAGGGCGCCGCCTGGTCTTCGCCGCAGGCGGCGGCGCGCCACGGGCTGCTGTTCCATGCCGCCAAGGTCAACGCCAAGGGCCGCGCGCTGCGGGCGCACCTGCCGCGCGGCCTGCGCGTGCTGCCCCGGAGGTTCGCATGAGCTACGGGTACGTCCACCGCCGCCACGGCACCTCGCCGGGCGTCGAGGAGCCCCCGCCGGCGGACCAGGTGCAGTGCAACCTGGCAGCGCTGGCGGCGCTGCCGCTGGCCAGCGGCGAGCCGGAGAGCAGCGAGGGCTGGCGGCATTTCCGCTGGGGGCCGTCGGTCCCCTGCGAGCGCGTGGTCATCCCGCCGGGATTCACCGACAGCAGCACGCAGCTGGACGTGGTGATCGCCGGGTTGCTGCCGCAGGCCAGCGCGCTGCTCCTGCTGCAGATCGAGAGCGAGCAGGGCACGCAGCTCACGGTGGGCGCGTCCTGGGGCGATGGCCAGATCATCGGCGATCCACAGGTCTACGAGGTGCCGGCCGGCGGCCGGCGCGAGGTGGTCGTCCGCTTCGACGACTACGGGCAGCGCTTCACGGTATTCGACCCCGCCACCGAAGCGCCTTGCGTGCTGCATGGGGGAGAGATCCGCCTGGACATCGGCAACGGCTGGGGCACCCTCTCCGACGCCCTGCCGGCCCAGGTCCTGTCGGCGCATGGTGCGGCATTCCCGAGCGGCAACGGCCAGGCCTATGGCTGCCGCTGGCGGACGCTGGACGCGAGGCGCCCGGGGTCCTTCGATGACATTCCGCTGATGATTCCGGGCGTTCACTATCTTCCGTCCGAGGGGAGCATCCAGTTCGGCCCGCGCCAGAGCGGCACGGTCGAGGGGCTGGAGGTTCCCTTGCTCTACCCGGTGGCCGATGACATCGACCTCTCCGGCGGCCTGCAGGTGGACGTGACCGGGGCGCGGATCCTGAACTTCGAGCTGTTCGGCTTCGACAACGCCCTGCAGCAGGATACGCCGCAGGCCCGTTACTTCAGCATGGAGACGGTGTTTCAGGGCGACATGGAGGTGAGCGGGACGCAGAACGATCCCTTCATCCGCCGGGCTTTCGTGCTTTGGGGAACTTCCAGCAACGGCTCGCGCCTGGGCAAGCCGAATGTCTACCGCGGCCTGCTCGACAGCACGCCGAATTCGTTCCGCTACCACAACCAGATCGTCGTCCAGCACAACCGCCCGCGCGCCAACCTGGCCGAGCTGGGCAACAAGATGGCCCTGCTGGTGGTGCACCGCCTGCCGGTCGACAAGCCGCTGCCGGTGTACTACGCCTATGGCTATAGCCCCGAGACCTCGCCGCAGGAGATGGAGTCGGAGCCGCGCTGGACCTCGCTGCCCGACGGGAACGGCGAGCACAGTTTCGCCGTGAAGTTCGGCCTGGTGGACGGCGACGTCACCGTGCTGCAGATGACGTCCGACATCACCCTCATCGACGACTCGGAGAACCTGGAGTGAAGATCTCCCTCACGCCCTCGCGCGGCGTCATGCCGCGCGTGGCACCGCAGCGCCTGCCGCCGGAGGCAGCGCAGACCGCGCTCAACGCCCGCCTGCTGAGCGGCGACCTGGAAGCCTGGCTGGAGCCCGGCTTCAACAGCGCGCTGTTCAAGAGCGGCGAGGTGCGCAGCCTGCACCTGATGGCGCGCCAGCACTGGCTGCATTGGACGGCGGCGGAGTTGGGCACGGAGGCCGTGTCGGTGGACGTGGCACGCGGGCCCATCGCCGGCGACAGCACCGAGCGCAGCTACTTCAGCGGCACCGACGCCCCGCGCGTCACCAACCTGGCCAAGGCCATCGGCCCTTGCGGGCAGCGGTATCCCTGCGACAGCCTGCTGCTGGGCGTGCCGGCGCCGGAGGCCGTGCCGGCGCTGGCGCTGGACACCGTGGTGCCCGACGCCAGCAACGTGGAGTTCACCAACCCGGGCGCCGAGTCCGGCGGCACGGCCGGCTGGATCGTGGACGAGGGTGACCTGGATGTACGCACGTCCGGCGACGCTGCCGGCCTGGCGGCGCAGCAGGGCAGCTACTGCTTCTGCGGCGGTGGCGCGGCGCGGACCGAGGCGCACCAGACGCTGCTGCTGGCGTCGGCGCACGTCTTCCCGCAGCAGATGCTGGAGCTGAAATGGTGGCAGGCCAGCGGGCCCGCCGGCAGCGCGGCGGCCATGGGGCTGCGCTTCCATGACGAGAACAACCTGCCGGTGGGCGAGGCCATCGCGCCGGTGCAGGCGGTGACGCCGGCCCTGGGCTGGGTGCAGCGCAGTGTCTCCCGCCAGGTGCCGGCCGGGGCCGAGACCGTGCGCCTGGTGATGATCTTCGAGCGCGAGGGAGCGGGACAGAACGACGCCTACCTGGACAGCCTGGAGCTGTCGGCCATGGACTACGAGGAGCCCTTCGACTGCAGCTCCTTCGACGGCTGGATCAAGGGCCCGGAGGGCGGCGTCACGCGCGTGGAGATCGACCCCGGCACCGGGCGCGAGGCGCCGAGCTGGCGCTTCACGCAGAACAACAGCGTCAGCTACCTGTACAAGGACATCGGCCTGGCCACCAGCCCCAAGGCGCGCATCGAGGCCGACATGTATGCCGTGGAGAACCTCACGCTGATGCTCTACGCCAGCGCGGCAGGCTATGGCGTGGGCATCAATGTCGGCGAGAACGGCTGCCGGCTGATGCGCTACGGGGCCTGGGGCGACCAGGGCGGCTCGCCGCTGGCGCAGCTCGCCTCCTCGCTGAAGAACCGCTGGGTCCGCGTGGTGGCGGAGGTCAACACCATCAGCGCCGCCGCCGCGCGGCTGAAGCTGCGCGTCACCAGGCTGGACAGCGGCGTCGCGGTGGTGAGCAATCACGAGGCGGAGATCGAGGTCAATGGCTCCTGCGTGGGCTTCAAGTCCCGCTCCAACGAGACCAGCGAGCGCAGCTGGGTGGACAACGTGCTGCTGTCCGTCACCGCGCCGGAGCCGGACCGGCCGGAGAGCATCGTCTTCACCAACTACGTCTGGACCTACACCAACGAGTTCGGGGAAGAAGGCCCGCCGAGCCCGGTGAGCCGCACCGTGCAGCGCAGCAACAACGCCCCGGTGCGCATCGACACGCCCGCCACGGCGCCGGCCGGCTACGGCATCAGCCACAAGACGCTGTACCGCTCCGCCACCGGCGCCGGCAGCAGCGCCTACCTGCGCGTGGAGCGCATCCCGCTGGACCAGGTCACCTACGTGGACAGCAAGACGGACGCCGACCTGGGCAGCGTGCTGGAATCGCAGCTTTACGACCTGCCGCCGGCCGACCTGCGCGGGCTGCTGGCCATGCCCAACGGCTTTCTCGCCGGCTTCTCCCGCAACGAGCTGGTGTTCTCCGCGCAGGGGCGCTACCACGCCTTTCCGCTGGACTACCGCCTGGCCACGGATTATCCCATCGTGGCCATCGGCGCGATCGACGCCAGCCTGGTGGTGCTGACCGAGTCCCACCCCTATGTGGCCACCGGCTACACGCCGGACGCCATGTCCATGCGCAAGCTGGAATCGCCGCAGGCCTGCAGCGCCAAGCGCAGCGTCGCCCACCTCAAGGACGTGGGCATCGTCTACGCCTCGCCGGACGGACTGGTGGCCATCAACGGCCAGGGCGCGCCGCTGCTGCTGACGGAGGGCCTGCTGACGCGCGAGCAATGGCAGGCCCTGAACCCGGCCTCCCTGCTGGGCGTGGCGCATGACGACCGCTACTTCGGCTTCTACGAGAAGACAGGCGGCGAGCGCGGCGGCTTCATCCTGGACGCGCGCAACGGCGGCTTCGGCCTGGTCTTCACCGACCTCTGGGCCCAGGCCGCCTACAGCGATCCTTTGACCGACCGCCTGCTGCTGGTGATGGGCAACCAGGTCTGGCAGTGGGAGGGCGGCAGCACGCGCCGACCCTACCGCTGGCGCTCGCGCCTGTTCCAGCTACCGCGCCCCACGGCCTTTGCCTGTGCCCAGGTGCGCGCGGCGGACTACGAGGACCTGCTGCTCACCCTGTACGCGGACGGCGCCCCCTGGCTGACCCGCGCCGTCACCTCCGCCATGGAGTTCGTGCTGCCGGACCGCTTGGCGCAAGCCAGCCTGGAGATCGAGCTGGCGGGCACCTCAAGGGTGCAGTCGGTGGAGGTGGCGGAGGAGATGGAGGAGCTGGAGTGAACACCATGCCGAACACGAAAGATCAGAGCGAGACCAACTTCCTCAAGGACTTTCTTCATGGGTACGACTTTGCCTTGAATTTGCAGGAATCCAAAAGCACCGACGAGGGTGCCCTGACGGAACGTCCACATAGCCCCGCCTCCAAGACGGCGCTCAGGGGGATCGATCGGAAAGCTGCACAGGATTTGCACAATTCTGTGCAAGGCGGCAACAAAAGATCGAAAGCACTGATGCAGAATATTGAGAAAGGATTGGTCCAACAGCGAGAAGGGGACGCTGGATATCAATGGTGGAAGGATGAGAGAACCTTCAGGATGCCATCTCGTGATGGAGTGTTCTCAGAGGCCACGGCCTACATACATGAGGAAATGATGAGAAACGCCGAGTCTCCCGATCTTGCCTACATGCGGGGCAGGAATGCCAAGGGAGGCTTGCTGGCCGAAGGTGACAGCCTCCTGAGATTCGGCTTGAAAGTAAGAGGGGAAGGACCTTGGGATCACAAAAACACCTTGCGATGGGGTATCCCCAATCCCGGGCAAGTGCATCGGTTCAAGGGTACGTCGGCAGAGTGGTTCTACAATCCTGATGACGATTCAAGATACTTCTTTGATGTCTTCTCCAACATCCACTACGGGTACGTCGGCCTGGCTGCAGGGTATCCCGAAGATGTTCTTCTGGATGCCGCAGGATTTGCCCAAGGCCGATCGGAGGCGGGCAATAAGCGAGCCGAGGCATTTCGGCGTGGGCATCCAATACAGAATGGCGGGCATACTGCGTATCGAGGCATCGCCTGGGGTCATAGAGGGTGGGATGATCCGCCAGATCAGGCAGCGGTCCTGCTGGGAATGCATCTCTACAAGAATTATGGCAGCGACCTCACAAAGGAAGACCTGGATTTCGAGCTTCGGAACTGGGCAGGTATTCAAAAGATGAGGAGCGAGCGATGAGGAAAAAGGTAAAAAAAGCCATTGTGATATTGACATTGTCCACAATGGTTTTGGTTCTTGGTTTTGTCTTTCTTCCAGGCGGCGAAGTTCCACCTGTAGAGCAGGATGTCCAGAGGCTAAGGATTGCCATCTCGTCGATGGACGTAGGAAATTGTCGGATGGATAAACAGCGTCGCGGCATTTCGAACCCGAATGACGAAGACGATATGGCGTCGATGATGCACTCCCGCTCGATTACGCAGATTTCCATGCGCTGCGGTGAAACAAGAGTAGATGCAACTGTCGCGACCTACAGGGCTCGCTTTAGCCCGCTTTGGCGGGAAAAGGGATTGACGCAATGTGGCGAGGGATACTGCCAGAAAGCCTGGGCTTCCGGCAGGCAGCTCTTTATCGTGACTACTACCGAAAAGGTGACTAATTAATACAGAGTCGCCTGTTGCAAAGAGAAAGTTCAAAGCGCTGAGCACAGCGCTGCTGATTGCGCGGGCCTGCAGCGCCAAGCGCAGCGTCGCCCACCTCAAGGACGTGGGCATCGTCTACGCCTCGCCGGACGGACTGGTGGCCATCAACGGCCAGGGCGCGCGCTGCTGCTGACGGAGGGCCTGCTGACGCGCGAGCAATGGCAGGCCCTGAACCCGGCCTCCATGCTGGGCGTGGCGCATGACGACCGCTACTTCGGCTTCTACGAGAAGACAGGCGGCGAGCGCGGCGGCTTCATCCTGGACGCGCGCAACGGCGGCTTCGGCCTGGTCTTCACCGACCTCTGGGCCCAGGCCGCCTACAGCGACCCGCTGACCGACCGCCTGCTGCTGGTGATGGGCAACCAGGTCTGGCAGTGGGAGGGCGGCAGCACGCGCCGACCCTACCGCTGGCGCTCGCGCCTGTTCCAGCTACCGCGCCCCACGGCCTTCGGCTGTGCCCAGGTGCGGGCGGCGGACTACGAGGACCTGCAGCTCACCCTGTACGCGGACAGCGCCCCCTGGCTGACCCGCGCCGTCACCTCCGCCATGGAGTTCGTGCTGCCGGACCGCTTGGCGCAGGCCAGCCTGGAGATCGAGCTGGCGGGCACCTCAAGGGTGCAGTCGGTGGAGGTGGCGGAGGAGATGGAGGAGCTGGAGTGAATGCCATGACGAACACGAAAGATCAGAGCGAGACCAACTTCCTGGGGGATTTCCTACGTGGCTACGACTTCGCCCTGGATTTGCAGGAATCCCCAAACACTGCCGTGGACGATGGTACCAAGCCTGCGCATGCACCTGGAGCTAGGACGGCTCTCAGGGGACTCGATCTGAATGTTGTGCAGGATTTGCACAATTCTGCGCAAGCCGGCAACAAAAGATCGAAAGCATTGATGCAGAATATTCAGAAGGGTTTGGCCCAACAGCGTAATGGGGACTCTGGCTATCAATGGTGGAAAGACACTAGGACATTCCGGGTGCCAGAGCCGCCTGATGGTGTGTTCGGGGAGGCAGCCTCGTATATCTACGAGGAGATGATGCGGAACTCGAGGTCAACCGCGCTTGTTGGAATACGCCGACTGAATGAGCCAGGAACCTTTGTTGGCGAGGCCGAAGGCCTCCTCAGATTCAGGCGAAAGGTGAAGGGCAATGGTCCTTGGGACCATAAAAGAACACTAAGGCGGGGTGGAGAAAACAAGGGACAGACTCATCCCTTCAAAGGAACCTCGGCGAAATGGTTCTACTCTCCGGATTCAAATGATCGATACCTGTTCGACGTCTTCTCCAATATCCACTATGGATACGTTGGAATGGCAGCAGGGTATCCGGAAGATGTATTGCTGGACGCCGCGGGGCATGTGCAAGCTTGGTCCGAGGAAGGTGGCAGGAGAGTTCAGGAGTTTCGAGAACATCATCCTGAGCCCAAGGATCGTCACACCGCCTATTTGAGAATGGGATGGGGAGAAAGAGGTTGGGATGACCCGGCCGACCAGGCTGCCGTCCGATTGGGTATGCATCTGTACGGGCAGTACGGTAGCGATCTGACATTGGACGACCTGAAGTTTGAGATGCAGCACTGGAACGGCATAAACAAGGTCAAGAGGATTCCATGAATAAGAAGAGGGCAGTTGCAATGGCAGTCCTGATAGGACTGGGGCTTTTGCTTTTGTGGGGTCTCATGCCGAGTAGCGATACACCATCCGCCGAGCAGGATGTCGAAAGGCTTCTCCTGTCGATGCAGGAGTCCTCGCTGGAGAACTGTCGGTTGGATGCACAGCGCCGGGAAATTCCTGATCCCAATGACAGCGATGATATGGAATCCATGGGATTTGCAAGGATGAATACTCATGTTTCCATGATCTGCACGAATGGTAGGATCAATGGGAACGCCTCTACCTACAGGACCCGGTTGGGTGCCTTGTGGAACTCCTTTGGGCTGACGCAGTGCGGGGTGGACTATTGTCAGGAGGCATGGGCTTCTGGAAGACAAGCCTTCACCGTCACCACGATCCGCTTTTGAGACGTTCCACGATTGATCCCAAGAGCATGAAGTAAGTGTAGGTTGGGCTGAGCGCAGCGATGCCCAACGACTTTGTCCGCAGGCGTTGGGCATCGCTGCGCTCAGCCCAACCTGCGAACCGCGATTGATCCTGCGTGTCAGCATTGTCGCATCGCTGATTTAGTTCTCCGGCCGTCTGGCCGATTCTTCAATTCAAACACCAAGCCCGGCTCGCCCGCGAGCCCGGGAGGCTCGCGCCTGCGCGCCGCCTTTTCCCGCCACACCGGAGCCTTCATGACCTCACGCACCCCCGCGATCCACACGCCGCGCGAGTTCGGCAGCGAGGCCGGCATCCGCGCGGCCCGCGCCGCGGTGGACGCGATTCGCATCCGCCTGGAGCGGCTGGAATCCTCCCTGGACGCTTCCGGCGAGGCGCGGGAGCGGCAGCGGCGGGCGCTGCTGGAGGCCATCGGCCGCGTGCCCAGGACGGTGGACGTGCCGGCGCCGGCGGAGGCCGCGCGCCTGCGCGTGGTGGCGGCGCAGCCGCTGGAGCCGGGGCAGGTGCTGGCCTACGGCGCGGCGGGCGCGGTGCCGGCGGACACCGGCAACCCGGTGCATGCGGCGGCGCTGCTGGGCGTGGCCATCACGCGGCCGGAAGCGGGCCTGGTGGCGGTGGCCACGGAAGGCCAGGCACTGGACTGCGAGACCTGGGCCTGGACGCCGGGCGACGTGCTCTACGCGGCGCCCGGCGGAGGCCTGGCCACCCTGCCGGGCAGCGGGCAATGGCAGCGCCGCATCGGCGTGGCGCTGGATGGCGACCGTGTGCTGGTGCTGCCGGGCGAGCCGCTGCTGACACCGGGCGGAGGGCGCTTGCTGCAGCTGCGCGCGGATGGCCGCGTGGAGGCGGCGGCCATTCCCTACCGCACGGATCGCTACACGGTGACGCCGGCCATGCTCGCGGCGCGCCGCGTGAGCCTGAGCGATGCGCCGGCGGATCCGCTGGCGGTGGAGCTGTGCGTGCACCACGGCATCGAGCAGAAGCCGGGCGTGGATTTCTCGATATCCGGAGCCGAGCTGTCCTGGGACGGCCTGGCGCTGGAGCTGCTGCTGGAGAGCGGCGACAGCTTTTCCGTGCGGTACCTCACCTGAATCCCAGCGCTGAATCGCAAACCTGACCCCAACAACCCCTCACACACAAGGAGCAACCATGTCGCAACTGAAGCGGAAGTTCATCGAGGACAACGCCGTCAACGGCGCCAAGATCCGCCTGGACAACAACGAGATGCTGCGTGGCCGCAACGCGGCCAACACGGCGGACATCGACATCCTCAAGCTGACCTCGGCGAACGAGCTGGAGCTGCAGGCGCAGCCCAAGGCCGCGGCGGCGCTGCCGATGCCCAGCGCCGAGAAGGACTACGTGACCGTGGAATACGTGCAGAACGTGATCAACGGCAAGCAGGACCCGAAGGAGGCGGTGGACGTGCTGGCCATGGCGCCGCTGGTGCTGTCCGGCGCGACGCCGCTGCTGGTGGACGGCCGCACGATCCAGGACGGTGACGCCATCGGCCTGCTGGCGCAGGTGGCCCCGGCCGAGAACGGCGTCTACGTGGCGGAGGTGGTGGGCGGCAGCTACACGCTGGCGCGCCGCGCGGACTTCGACGAGGACGCGGAGGTGTCCAAGGGCGCGTACTTCCCCGTGACCAACGGCACGCAGTACGCCGGCTACCAGGTGATCCTGACCACGGAGAACCCGATCACGGTGGGCGTCACACCTCTGAGCTTCGTGGCGTATCCGTCGGTACTGTCGATCGAGGCCGGCGACATGCTGGCCAAGGTGGGCAACACGCTGTCGGTGGACCTTGCGGCGCTCTCCGGACTGGAGTCCACCAACCCCGGCAACGGCAGCGGCCAGCTGCGCGTGAAGACCGACAGCGCGCCGGCGGAGAAGGACCAGACCACGCGGCGCGATCCGGTCAGCGGCGCCACGGTGGCGAAGAAGTCGCGGCGCCAGGCGGTGACGCTGTCGCCCACCGACATCTCCAACCAGTACGTGGACCTGCCGGACGTGGCGGCGCAGGACTCGGTGCGCCTGGCGGTGGCCGGTGCCGGCGCGCAGTTCGAGGGTGACGACTTCACGGTGAACTACACCGGCGGCGCCAGCAGCAAGACGCGCCTGGGTTTCGCCGGCGGGCTGGCCACCGCGGGTGTGTCGGCGCTGGTGGCGGGCGACAAGATCGCCGTCTACTACCGGGCGTTCTGATGGCCACGCTCAAGTATCGCTTCGTGGAGCCGCTGCCGGCGCTGGCGGCGCAGAACGCGCCGGTGCTGCCCGGCGACGGGCTGCAGGCCATCGTCGGCAAGCTGCAGGGGCAGATCACGCAGTTCGCCGCCTACCCGCGTCTGTTCGCGGACAACGCCGGCAACGCCGCCGCCAAGAACTGGACGGTGCCGGCCGGCGTGTACGCGCTGAGGTTCCGCCTGATCGGCCCCGGCGCGAGCGGCGCGGTGGGTCAGGGCAGCGGGCCGCGCTCGGGCGGTGGCGGCGGCGGTGCCGGTGCGCTGTGCGAGGGCACGCTGCGCGTGAACCCCGGCCAGGTGATCGCCTACCGCATCCCGCCCGGCGGCTCGGCGGCCACGGCCTGGCTGCTGGCCGAGACCGGCGACGCGCGCATCGTGGCCGGTGCCGGCGCGGCCGGCACGGCGGCGGGCCTGGGCGGCAGTGGCGGCAGTGCGGCGGTGGGCGCCGACCATGCCGCGGGCGTGATCGGCCTGCCGGGGCGCAACGGGCGCGGCGGCTTCTCCGCCACGCTGGCGCTCACCATCCATGATGACGGCGGCGATGGCGCCGATACGCCGCTGGGGGCTGGCGGGCGCGGCGGCAAGGATGCCAACGGCGGCGCCGCCACCGGCTACGGCGCGGGCGGCGGCGGATGCCCCGCCGGCAACACGCCGGGCGCCGGAGCCGCGGCGGCGCTGCTGCTGGAGTACTGAGCATGGCACTCCAAGCTGCCGACATCCGCCGCGAATGGCCGCGCATCCGCGGCGCGGTGGCCGCGATCCTCGCCGGAGACGACGAGACGCCGGAGGAGGTCTACGCGGAGTGCCGCTTCGGCCACGCGCAGCTCTACACCTGCCCCGAGGGCTTCGTGGTGCTGAAGAAGTACCGGCGCGAGGACAACGGCCGCCCGGAGTTGCTGCTGTGGCTGGCGCAGGGCGCCGGCGGCGGCCTGACGCCGCGCTACCTGCCGCAACTGGAGCAGATCGCCCGCGACGTGGGCGCGGCGACGCTGGCCTTGCGCACCCGCCGCCGCGGCTTCGAGCGCCTGCTGGACCCGCGCTGGCGGCTGCGCGCGGTGGAATACCAACTCGATATCCAGGAGTGAATCACATGGGAAGCAAACCCAAGGCGCCCGGCGAGACCGCCGAGCAGAAAGAGATGGCCGCCATCGCGGCCGAGTCCTACGACGACTGGCGCGAGCGCTGGCTGCCGCTGCAGCAGAGCTTTTTCGAGGACACGATGGACGTGGCGCCGCGCCGGCGCCAGGCGCTGGACACCGCCGCCACCGACTACGCCCAGGCCTTCGGCCGCGCGCAGCAGGGCCTGGAGAGCCGGCTCTTCGGCAGCGGCGCGGCGCCCGGCTCCGGGCGCTATGCGATGGGCCTGGCCGGCTTCGCCAACGACCGTGCGCAGGCCCTGGGCCAGGGCATGGCGGCCCTGGACGCACTGATCGACGACCAGTACGCCCAAGGCCTGCAGGCGCTGATCGATATCGGCCGCGGCGAGCGCACGCAGGCGCTGCAGGGCCTGTCGGAGGCGGCGGACCTGGCGCAGCGCCGCTCGCTGGCCGATGCGCAGAACGCCTTCCAGGGCCGCGCCGCGATGCAGGACGCCATCGGCTCGGCGGCGGGCATGGCGGCGGCGTATGGATTGCGGGGCAAGGCGACGCCGGCCGGCGGTTCGCCCTCGTCGCTGTCCACCTACGGCAGCTTCGACGCGATTGCCGACGGTTCGATGACGCCCGATTTCGGAACGATGTCGCTGCAGCCGGGTTCGCGGTACGGGTTCTGACGGATTCGCCCGCGCCGCTTGCTTCTGCCTTGTCGCCTCTCCCCTTGGGAGAGGCCGGATTTTCGCATTCATTCACCCTGACCAGGAGTTTCCATGTTCACCATCCCCGCCTCCCTGGAGGCTCCCGATGCGCAGCCGAGCTATCGCAACGCACTGGGCATTTCCAGCCGCGACAAGCACTACGCCAGCAAGACGCAGGCCGCCATCCGACGCGCCGACTTCGAGCGCTACAAGCAGCACATCCGCCCGATCGAGGACCGGCTGACCTGGATGTACGACAACCCGGAACTGCGCGCCAACGGCGTGCAGTCTGCGCGCGACGCGGTGGCGCGCAGCTTCCGCCAGGGCGGCCAGGCGCTGCGCGAGCGCCTGGCGGGCCAGGGCCTGGCCTTGTCGCCGCAGCAGCAGGCTGCCATGGCGCGTCGGGAGGACCTGGCCCAGGGTCTGGCGGACGCCAACGCCGCCAACCGTGCCAACCGTGCCTTCGACCAGCGCAATGCGCGGATCATGACCGGCGGCGCTCCGCGCTACGGCCTGGGAGGTGGGCAATGAGCGGTTTGCTCGGCACGGCCATGGCCGCCAAGAACGAGACCGGCCAGCTCTGGGGCGCGGCGGCGAACCGCGAGGAATCGCTGAACGCCGCACGCAGCGCCTTCAAGGCGGCGGAGGACCAGCAGCGTGCGCAGATGGTGGGCACCGGTGCCGGCATCGGCGCGGCGGTTGGGCTCGGCTCCGCCGCTGTGGGCGCGAAGCTGGGCATGGCGGCAGGACCCGTCGGTGCCCTGGTCGGCGCCGGCGCCGGCCTGCTGATCGACGCATTGTTCTGAAGGAGAACCCATGAAAGACACGAAAGCACAACGCGCCGCCGAGTTCCTGCGCAGCGACTTCGCCGCTCAGTTCGACGACCCGGCGTTCCGCCGCGCCGCGCTGCGCTACGACGCCGCCGTCAACGATGGTGGCGACACGGCGGGCCTGACGGGCGCGGAGCTGTACGCCTTTGCCAACCGCCTGTTCGCCCGCGAGCTGCGCCAGGGCCTGGGCGAGCGCCTGCGCGACGGCGGCGTCGTCACCGCCAAGCGCCTGGTCGCGGCCTACCTGGACGGCGACGCGGTGATCCTGGAACTGGACATCCGTGCCCGCCGCCCGGACGGCAGCGAGTACGACTACCGCGCCCCGGTGACGCGCGGCCGCACGTCCGCCGACACCGACGAGGTGCTGCGTCTCCCGCTGCGCCGCCTGCGCGACCGCCTGCGCGGCGCGGCGATGCTGGCCGTCGGCATCGAGCGGGCGGGAGGCCGTGACCGGGTGCTGGGTTTGCTCCAGAGCCCCGCGCCGCGGACCACCGCTTTGCGCGGGCTGCAGGGAGGTGCCCGATGAGCCGCGGCGGCTTTCGCGCCGCCGGATTCATGGATGGCTTCATGAACGGCTTCGACTTCGTGGACCGGCTGCAGCGGGCGGACGAGGAGCGTAATGAGCGGCGCGAGCGCACCGCGGTGGAGGATGCGCGTTGGCAGCAGGCATATGGCCTGCGCCTGCAGGCGCAGGAAGACGAACAAGCAGGTTCCCTGACCGCCAGCGAGAGGCGGCAGTGGAATGTGGCCAGCCTCGATGATCACCTTGAAGCGATCGGAGAACGGCGGAGGATACGGCGAGAACAGTTGCCATTCCCGAGATTCGGCCTCTCCATGAACCCGCCTGAATCAGATGGGTACTTTGGTTCAGGGTATCTGGGTGGCACCTGGGAAGATCGACTGCCATGAATGCCTTGGGCCAAGATGCTGTGCCAGAGACGGCGCCCGGCGGCGATGCATGGATCGCGCGGAAATTCCAAAGCTTGGGTAAAAGTGGCCTGGACGAATCCCGCGAACGATCCACGCTGCGAGGGCTCGGATTATCGGGCTTGGCCATGCTGGGCCAGATGAAGTTCCTCGGCGAGCAGATAGTCGCGGAGCCGGGAAAGGCAGTCACCGGGTCTCTGGATTCGATGCTGTCGATGGGAATGGCATCGCCAGCACTGCTGACTGCGCGGGCGCTTGCGGGGCCGCGCAGCTTTGCAAGCGGGGCTCCGGTCTCGGACATGGCGCGAAGGTTGTCGCCAACCTTCTACAACCATCGGAATGAAGCGGCACAGCGCTATGCAGACGAGACCCGCGGCGAACTCGCCAAGCTGAATCAGCGCATACAAGCCGATCGCCCAAGGGGAGCGCTTGCAGGATTCACATATGATCTCGGAACAGCAGGTGTCCAGATGGTACCTGCTGTTGGTGTAGGTCTTGCCTTGCGAAGTCCTCGATTGGCAGCCACTACGATGATGCTGCCGGCGGCAGGAGGTTTGGTCGCAGATGGCATGGACAAGGACTTGGGATCTGAGGGTGCTTTTCGTCGCGCGGCGCCAGTTGTGGCCGCGCAATCTGTTCTCAATAGGCCGCTCGCCGCACTGCTGACGTTACCTGCAAAGAAGATTCTCTCGTCTGGTGCGTTGCCGAAAGGCATGCAGAGTCTCGCTCGCTCGAAGGGTGGGCGAGTGGGTGCTGCCATGGGGATTTCCGCAACTGAGGGTTCTGTTTCCCAGTCGTTGATCGAGGCTTACGACGCAGGAGTGCTGGACGAAGAAATAAATTTGAAAGACGCGTTGTCACGCATTGGATATGCCGGGCTTATTGGAAGCGCGTCCGTGTTGCCATTTTCCGCCGTGAGGTTGGCGGTGGATTCCAGAAAATCCAAGAATCCGCCTTTAACCGCACCAGCCGTCGATGTTCCGTCCACGGATGCGCCAGTGCCACAAAGTCCTGGGCAAGCCATCGAGATTGCCGGCGGAGATCAGGCGGCCGATTTGCTGAATCAATATCGGGCGATGGCAATTAAGTTGACCGGAAATTCCAACTACATCAGTACAGATCTGGCCAAGGAGTTGTTTCCCGAGTATGCGGCGTCTCGGGATTCTCGCACTAGGAACTCAATGGCGGTCCAGAACAGGGCTTCAGAGATAAAAAATGCGGCGTGGAAGGATACGCTGGCTCAGCCAGTAACTTCAGAGACGGATACTGTCGTATTCATGGCGGGCGGCACCGGCGCCGGAAAGACAACCTCGGCTCCGCATGCTGGCATCGTATATGACGGCAACTTGGCATCCGTGAAGTCAGCCCGCACAGGCATTGATGCGGCGTTGGGCTCTGGTCGTAAGGTTAGGATCGTGTACGTATACCGAGATCCTGTGGATGCTTATCTTAAAGGCGTGATTCCCCGTGCAATGAGCATGGGGCGAATCGCTCCTACTGATATCCATGCCAGCACCCATATTGGATCGATGATAACGATAAAAGCATTGAACAGGCGCTACAAGGGAAGGCCTGACGTTAGCATTGAAGGCATCATCCCGGAGGGACTGCCGCCTAGCTACGATAAACTGCTGGCGAGGCTTAACGAGCTCGTTGAGGCTGAATACGAGGATGGAAGAATCTCCCCCCTCATCTATTCGCAGGCACTTGCGAGAGGGAGACCTCAGCCGTCCTTGCCACAAAACGACTAGAGGAAGGCCGTGTGGATTTGAGATGAAGCCAGTCACACGACTATAATTCAGGCATGGACAACAATGAACCAGAGACAGGAGTCAATGTCGAGCCCGATGGGCGGCGATGGTGGGTTCCTCGGTTGAAGAAGGCCGCAGATGGTGCTTACCTCGATGCCTCCGGGCGGCCATTCCCTCCAGAGGAGCAAGCCTGGATGCGCGAGTATGAAAAGAGCTTGCATGATCCTTCCCGTTATTTGAAACCTGTCGATAAGATGTTCTGAAACCCCGCACTTGGCGGGGTTTATTTTTTGACTGAGGTATCTGAATGGAGCGTATGTGACGCCAATCACTGGGCGGTGTCATATCCGAATCAATATGAATGCCGATGTGATATCTGACAGCGAACCGGACTATTCTGAAGATGGCTATGCAAAGCCTCTAGGTAGAGCGGCGGATCTCGACGCTTTGGTTAGGGAAAACATCGAGACCTTCATCGAGCGGTATCGGCAGAAGGCCCTCGATATGACTGGGAATCCCTACTATCTGAATGCAGATATTGCAAAGGAAATTTTTGTAGAGTATTCCGCTTCATCGAAGGATAGAACCAGGAATTCGGTGATTGTTCAGGCCGCCTCCACACGCATCAAGGAAGCGGCCTTTCATGTCCTCTTGGAGCAGTCATCCGGAGATGCCGGCGAAGAGCTGGTTTTCATGGCCGGAGGAACCGGAGCAGGGAAGTCAACCCTTGCGCCATCATCAGGCTTTGTTTACGACGGGAACCTTGCATCCATTCGCGGAGCGCGACGAAAGATCGATGCAGCACTGGCGTTTGGCCGTCGAGTAAAAATCATCTATGTCTATCGCGATCCATTTAGCGCTTACCTCGACGGCGTTTTGCCACGGGCTCTGAGGTATGGGCGTATCGTTCCATCGGATGTCCATGTAAGTACGCACGTGGGCGCTTTCATTACCTTCAAGGCACTGCGGCGTTATTACAAGAAGACTCTGGATGTCACTCTGATCGGTTTTGCTCCTCCCGGTCCACCACCCGACATCAGTGTGCTAAAAGCACAACTGGATGACGCAATTCGGCAAGAACTGGATCAGGGGCGAATCTCGATGCAGATGGCGAGTCAGATGTTACAGAGTGGCAGAAGTGCCGAGACTTTGCCCGCCAATCTAGGCTAATCGACCAGAATCCTCAGTCTTCAGTAAAGCGCCTGACTCGTTTGTATATCGAGCCAGCGTCCTCGGTCCTCAGTGAAGTGCCTGACCCGCTTGCAGAGGGCCCCGTCGTCCCGTTCACATAGCGCGGAGCATTGCCCCGCTTTCCGCACAGGCAGCCTCGCCGGGAACCTCGCCCTGGCATCGGCCGGGCGGTGACATTGCGGTGACATTGCGCTAACCGGCTGATGACGGTCCGATTGATAGTTTTCAGGCTCCCGTACTGTTGCCGGAGCCTGAATGCCCCCGCCGTCCGAGCCTGCGCCGTCGCAGGCTGTTCCTACCGCTGCCCGCCAGGATTCGCCTGCCCAGCCCCGGTTTCTTCCGCTTGCCTGGCTGCGATTGCCGGCGGTGGGACCCAATACGCTGCTGATGCTGGTGGTGGCCTACCTGGCGCTGACCCAGAACCTGTCTTTCTTCCGTGCGGTGGCGGCGTCGCTGCCGGCCCCGGCGGGGCCGCAGGAGTGGCGCATCATGGGCAGCGTGGCGGTGGCCCTGGTGGTGCTGCTGGGGCTGGCGCTGGCGCCGCTGGCCTGGCGGCGCACGTTGAAGCCGGCGCTGGTGGTCTTCCTGGTGACGGCGGCGGTGTGCAGCTACTTCATGGACCGCTTCGGCACGGTGATCGACCGCTCCATGCTGGTGAACGTGGCGCGCACGGACCGGCACGAGGCGGGGGACCTGCTGCAGTTCAGCCTGTTCCTGCACGTGGCCTTGCAGGGACTGCTGCCGGCCCTGCTGGTGATGCGCTGGCCGCTGCGCTGGGAAGGTGCCGGGACGGAGCTGTTGCGGCGCTTGATGCTGGTGGGGGCGCTGATCGTGATGCTGCTCGGGGTGTTCCTGCCGCACCAGCATGAGCTGATGATCTGGGGGCGCATTCACCGCGACGTGCGCGTCTACGTGAACCCCACCTTTCCGCTGCACGCGGTGAAGCGCTATGTGCAGGACATCCTGCCCAAGGGGCCGCGGTTGCCGCCGCAGCCCATCGCGACCGATGCGGTGCGCAGCACGGCGGTTTCGAGCCGGCCGCTGCTGGTGGTGCTGGTGGTGGGCGAGACCACGCGTGCGGCCAATTTCCAGCTCAATGGCTACGGGCGCGAGACGACGCCGCGGCTGGCGAAGATCCCTGGCCTGGTGAACTTCCCCAACGTCAGCGCCTGCGGCACCTATACGGCGGAGTCGGTGCCCTGCATGTTCTCCATCGACGATCGCGGGGTCTTCAGCCGCGGGCGGGAGGAGAAGCAGGAAAACCTGGTGGACCTGCTCAAGCGCGTCGGAGTGAAGATCGGCTGGCTCGACAACGATTCAGGCTGCCAGAACGTCTGCAAGCGGGTGGGCATGGTGTCGCTGGATGCGACGGAGGACCCGCTGCTCTGCGAGAACGGCGAGTGCCGCGACGGCATCCTGCTGCGCGATCTGCCGCAGCAGTTCCCCGGCGTGGGGGCGAAGCTGCTGGTGCTGCACACCAAGGGCAGCCACGGGCCGGCCTACTACAAGCGCTATCCGGAGTCGGCGCGTGCCTTCACGCCGGACTGCCGCGATGCCAACGTGCAGCGCTGCACGCGCGAGGAGCTGGTCAACGCCTACGACAACACGATCGTCTACATCGACCAGGTGCTGTCCGACCTGGTGGCGAAGCTGGAGGCGCAGCAGGGGCGGATGGATTCGGTGATGATCTATGTGTCGGACCACGGCGAGAGCCTGGGCGAGAACGGCACCTACCTGCACGGCCTGCCCTGGAAGCTGGCGCCGGAGGAGCAGCGGCAGGTGCCGATGGTGGCCTGGTTCTCGCGCGGGGCGCCGCAGGCGCTGGGCCTGGACCTGGGCTGCGTCGGGCAGGCGGCGGCGTTGCCGCGCACGCACGACGATGTCTTCTCGACGATGCTGGGCCTGTTCTCGGTGAGGACGCGGGCCTACGAGGTGAAGGAGGACCTGTTCGGCGCCTGCCGCCGGCCGGCGATGGCGGACGGCGAGGGCCGGGCGGCAGGCGCCGAGGGCTGAATCAGGGCGCAGGCCCCGGCGCATGCGACGCTGGCCACCGGCATCCGGGGCCGGCGCTCGCTGAAATCTTCATTCCATTCAGACGCCTGTCTGTCGGCCGCCAAAGCAGAGGCGCCCGGGCGGGTGGATTCTGCCGGTCCTGCGCCCCCGGCCCGTTTCTTGCCCGGGAGGCACCCTGCCGCCCGGGACATGCAAATGTCATCTGGCGGGCGTACCCTCCTGCGGCCGCTGTCCTGCCGGCCGGCGCTTGCTGTGCACCATAGGAGGTTCGCGTCATGGAAACCCGGTCCATCCGCCTCGGCACTCCCCAGCTTGAACTGCTGGAGAAGATTTCCCATGCCGGCGCCCTGCCGCTGGACGATCTGCAACTGGACGACGTGATGGCCCTGGGCGGACTGAGCCTGATCTCGCTGGATGCCGGCGCGGTGCGCGTGACGCCGCGCGGCAGCCGCTTCCTGGCCTACAGCCTGGAAAGCGCGACGCACTAG